CCCTGATGCAGCGGTGCCTGTTATAGGGAAAACAGGCCCTCGATTTAAAAACCTACACCGGAATCTATACCGGCGAGGTTTTGGCCTGGCGGCGCTCAGCACGCAGCAGCTCACCCGCTGCCTTGATGGCCTCGGCGTACTTGGGCTGGATCTTGGCCATGGCCACGAGCTGGGGCCCATGCCGATCGGGCGCCACGCGGTACCAGGCCACGATGCTGGCCGCGTCCAGAAAGTCGACGATCAAGCCGCGACCAGCAGCTCGATCTGATCGACCAGCACCTCGCCGGTGTTGGTGGTGGCCACGACGCGCAGCTGCGCACGGGTGCCGGTGGGCACGGTGGCCGGGCAGCTCACGCGCACCAGCGACTTGGTGCCGCCGCTGACGCTGTCGGTGACCCTCGTCAGGCCGCCGGTCACGGTCACCACGTGGCCGCTGATGGTCTGGCCGGCCTGCAGCGCCGGCCCAGGGCTGGGGCCGTTGAAATCGATGGTGTAGTCGAGGGTTTCGCCGGGGGCGATGGCGTAGCGGTTCTGGCTCATGGGCGGCTCACTGGGTGGGCACCGTGCGCTGGCGAGCACGGGCGGGGACGGTGCGGGTGGTGTCGGCAGCGGCCACCGTCACCAGGCGCTGGCGCGCGGGGACGGTGCGCAGGGTTTCGACCTCGGCGACGACGAGCAGGCGCTCGCGCGCTGGGACGATGCGAGTGCGGCTGGCCGGCCCGGGGGTCAGGACGACCAAGGTGCCCAGGTCGGCCGTGGCGGTGCCGCGGGCCTGGGCCAGGGCTTGCAGTCGGATGGCGGTGGTAAGGGCCGCCGAGGCTTGGGCCCGACCGATGGCTGCCGCAGCCAGTCGGGTCGCCGTCGCCAAGCTGGCCGTGGCGGTGCCGCTGGCCGTGGCGACCGCCTGCAGCCGGATGGCCGTGGTGAGCTGCGCGCTGGCCGCGGCTTGCGCCACAGCGGCGGCAGCCAAGGCCTGGGCGCTGCCGGCCTGCAGGTTGGCCGTGGCGGTGCCAGTGCCCTGGGCGCTGGCCGCCAGGCGGATCGAGGTGGTGAGCGCGGCCGTGGCCGTGGCCCTGCCCTGCGCCGCTGCAGCCAGGGCCTGGGCGGCGCCTGTTTGCAGGTTGGCAGTGGCGCCGGCGATGCCTTGCGCCGCAGCTGCCAATCGGATCGACGTGCTGAGGTTCGCCGTGGCGGTGCCACTGGCCTGCGCGGTAGCCGCCAAGGCGCTGCTGGCGCCGGCCTGCAGGTTGGCAGAGGCCTGCGCAACACCCTGGGCGGCCGCCTGCAGGCGAACGGCGGTAGAGAGCGCCGCGCTGGCGCTCGAGCTTCCTTGCACCGCAGCTGCCAAGCGGATCGAGGCGCTGAGCGCGGCCGTGGCCGTGGCCCTGCCCTGCGCCGAAGCGGCTAGCGCATTGCCAGCGCCAGCCTGCAGGTTCTGCTGGAACAGGATCAGCAGCATTGGGAAGCCTTACGCGGTAGCGGTAGCGATCGAGCCGATGCTGAAGCGGGCCTGCAGGGTGGCGCCGTTGGTGAACCCGACGCGCCAGTAGCGCCAGCTCGGGCGGTGGATGATCTCGGCGTACTGTCCGCCGCCCGTGACGGCAGCAGTGGGCACCGATTTGGCGCGGCGCCAGTTGGTGTTGTCGCGGCTAACCTCGATCCACAGCGTGCCCGACTGGTCGGACTCGGCCGACACGCGGATTTCCCCGGCGTAGGTCGCAGCGTTGGCAAACGCCGTGGCCGTGGCCGTCACCGTGGCGTCGCGGTTGGTGCCGGTGAACGTGGCGTTGGCGGCCAGTGCGGTGCTGCTGTCGTCGTACCAGATGCCGGCGCCGGACACGTTGCCGATGCGGGCCGTGCCCGCAGCCGCCGCCACCGTGACCGTGCCCGCAATGCCGGTGACTGCGGTGTTGATGGCGTAAGGGGCGGCGTGCTGGAACCCAACAACGCGAAGGGTTGTCGTGCCTGCGGTCGTTGCCGTGGAAAGGCGTAGGCGCAGATAACGTGCCGGAACTGCCGATGTCCAAATGCCTGCGGTTGAGAACGTGGTGGCCGGGCCAGCGCCAGCAGTGGCTGAAACCGCAGCACCCGCCAGCGGCGAGCCGAAAGCGGGGTCGTTGCTCCACTCCGGCGTGATGATGCCGGTTGTGCCCATCGATACCACTTGGATTGACAGCGACCGAATCTGAGAGCAGTCAATCACCAACAGGTTGGTGTTGATCGCAATAACGCCAGCTTGCGAGTAGAAAAACTCTTGGGCGGGGGGTTGGCTTGCCACGATCTTTTCGGTGTCGCTCATGACACCGATTTCGACTTTGTTGTGGTTCTTTACTGTGCAGAAATCCACCACGGCGGTGGTGCTGCTGGCGGGGGTCGTGCCGTTCACGAACTCGTACACCGCCGCCATTTCGTCGTGCTGGTGCGGAATGGTGATGCTGTGCGAGAACAGGTGCACGTCGTCGCAGTAGAAGACAACGCGCTCGGTCAGCAGCTCAATTCGCCAATCTCGCGCCGTGGCCGTGGTTGCGCCGTTTGGCAGCGTGACGGTGGTTTCCTGAATCTCAGAGGCAGACGGGGCTCCCGTTGGGTTACGGCCCGTTTGCAGCTTGACGGTGGTGTTGGTGGTGCCGTCCAGCAGGAACCAAGCGAACCAACGCGGGGTTGCCACATCCTCACGAAAGCCAGCGCGCAGGGCCTGGTTGGCGATGCGCTGCGAGATGGTGCCCCGGGCGCGGTAAACGAGTGGGCCGTAGTCGACGTAGCGCTTGACGCCGGTCTGGCTGGTGGCCGTGGTGCCTGCGATGATGGTCAGTTGGCCCGATGCCACGGCGTTGCTGCCACCCGCGCCAGTGACCGGCAGCATGATGGCGCGCTGCCCCGTGCCGCTGGTGCTTCCGGTGTATGCCGCTTTGAGCGTAAGTTGCGTGTCGCTGTCGATCGATGCGATCTGCACCGCCACGGTGTCGGCATCTGCCGAAACCTTGAAGTAGTCGTTCAGGTTAACGTCAGCGGCCAAGAAGCCCGTGCCGCCGACAGTGGTGCCGCTGACCGTGACCGATCCGATGCCCACCCACAGCGAGGTGTTGGCAAAGTTGCAGCGGAAAGTGCCCTCGTCGGTCAGTACGGCAGATCGCGTGATCAGCGCGCCGTCGTCGTCAATCGTGGCCGTGCGCTGCGCCGTGTCGCTCGGTCCGCTGTAGCCAGGCCAAGTGCCAGCAGCGGCGCCCAGCAGCAGCGACGGCATGCCGTGGGTGTCGTCCACCAGGTTGGCGTCGCTGGCCGCGCCATACGCCTGCTTGATGACCTGGGCCACGGCCCCGCTTGGTGCAGCCCCACCGTTGACCGTGGTCAGCGAGTCGTTCAGGACCTTGTCGCCGCCCGTCCCCGGGTTGAGGGTGGTGGTTCCAATGGCCATGGCTTACCCCTGCACCAGAAGCTGCTGCTTCCGCACCACGGCCAGGATGGCGAGCATGACGTTGCGCAGGTTGGTGTCGACGCCCAGCGGCGCGGCGCTCGAAGGATCGACCAGCGGGATTGGGCGCAGCCCGTCATTTGCCAGGTCGAACTCGGCGCGAATCGGCGGCAGGTCCTCCAGCTTGCGCACGGTACCGTCGGCCAGCTTGACGGCCAGCGACTGCTCGATGAAGGCCTGCGGCAGTTGGCCGGCGTCGGGGTACAGGATTTCGATGCGGTGGGCGCGCACGTAGGGCACGCCCACCTGGCTTGCGTCGTAGTTGTAGGACATGGTCACTCCAAGTAAATGCGCCGGCCGACGGCCGCGCAGTAAAGATCAAGCAGGCGTGGCGAGTAGCGCCAGGGCTCGGCCAGGCCCAGCATGGCGGCGCAGGCCTCGCTGCAGAAGAAGGCCCGCAGCCAGCCCTTGATGGGGCGGATGACGAAGCCGAGCAGGCCCAGCACGTCGTAGCGGTCGCCCTCGTGCTCGGCAAACCAGGCCTCGGCCTCGAGCGGGTCGTGGGGCACTTCGTACACGCGCCACTTGGCGTCGGTCAGCACCAGGTCTTTGGCGCGCACGCCCTTGTCCAGCATCGAAGCGCTGAGGCAGCGGTGCTCGAGCCCACGCCAGGCCGTGGCCACCTCGCAGTGGCTGACGTCGGTGCGGTCCCAGGCGTGAATGACGCGCGCGAAAAGGCGCACGTCACCCACTCGAAACGCCACCCGCAGCATGGTCATGCCAGCGTGAAGGTGAACGAACCCGCCGGGAAGGTGGGCTGCGCGTCGCCGCTGTTGACGGTTTTGGGCGTGGCCAGGGGGGCCCACACCAGCGGCGTGCCCGAGCCGTAGGTGGCCGAGTCCAGCATGTAGGTGCCGAACACCACGCCCCAGTTGGTCGATGGCGCCGCCGAGCCGAAGGTGAGCACGGTGTTGTTGCTGGTTTGGCCACTGGTGCCGGTGCTGGCCACCGTGGTGCCCGCGCCCTGCGTGCCCGCCATGTTGGCCAACGACGCCGCCACACTGGGCCGGGTGTAGTTGCCCGCGTTGGCCGCCTCGGTGAAGGTGCCCGCGTCCAGGGCGTCGGTCTGCTCGGTCCAAACCGCGGTCCCGTCGGCCACCGTGCCGCCGGCAGTCGTCGGCCAGCTGGGCTCGCTGGCGCCGGTGGTGCCGGCCGTGGTGCAGCGGTAGATGCGGCCGTTGGGCGTGGCCGGCAGCACCGTGTCGTTCAACGACACGGCCTGGCTGCGGATGCTGTTGCTGTAGCCCCGCGTGGCGACGATCAGCGCCCAGGCCAGCGTGGTGATGGCTGCAGGCGCTTGGCCGCGCAGGTAATCGATGAATCGGTTTTCCAGCAGGTTGGTGATGTTGCTCATGGGGTCACTCCGGTTGGGGGATCAGGTTGGAATCAGGGCGATTTCGGCCTCGCGGCGCAGCACCAGGCCGCGCAGCACGCGCCCGCCGGCCATCACCCACTTGCGCAGCTCGGCGGGCACGGCCTGCAGCTCGCCCGCGTTGACCTTGCGGCGCAGGGTGCTGGACTGCAGGCGGCCAGCGCCCAGGTTGAATGCGAAGTCGATGAGGGCGGCCAGCAGGCCGGGCTCGGTGGCGCCGGGGCACAGGCGCTGCACCGCCGGCAGGTACACGCGCCGCACGTGCCACAGCAGCAGGGCCTCGGCGCGCTCGCGGGTGATGGCGGCGTCGCGCAGGGTGACGCGCGTGCCGTCCTCGTAGAAGGTGGCGCCGTAGCCAATCGTGGGCACGCCAGCCGGGCACAGGTAGGGCCGCAGGTAGAGGCCCTCGAAGCGCCGGCACAGGGCCGCGGCGATGGTGACGGGGTCGGCCGTCATCACTTGCCCCGCTTGCCCAGTGTGCGGTCGGCCAGGAACAGGCCCAGCGCGGCGAAGGCCACGGCCTCGGTGGTGGCGGTCAGCGGCACCCACTGCAGCTCGCGGGCGGTCAGCATCAGCACGGCCCAGGTGGCCACGCCCGGCCGGATCAACGCATTCCAGGCATCGACCCAGGCAATGCCCACGCGCTGCGTGGTGGCCTGCACGGCGGCCAGCCAGGCGCTGGCCTCGATCTCGCCCTCGCGGGCCACGGCCTGCGCCTCGATGACCTTGATGCCCAGCTCGGCCTGCAGGCGCTGGCCGGCGAGGTTGCGCTCGTGCGCGGCGGCGTCCAGCTCGCCCTGCAGGCGCATGCGCTCGATCTCGCGTTGGTGCTCTTGGCGCGCAGTCAGCCAGGCGCTCACCTCGCCCCAGATCATGCGGAAGGCGGTGCCCCCCAGGAAAGAGAGAAGCGCCTCGATCATGGTTTGGCTCCGTACTTCTTCTGCGCGAACTCCTCGAACGCCGTGATGGCCCGGGTGCCCATGTGCCCGCTGATGCCGACCAGGCTGGCGGTCAGCAGCGGCGGGGTGGCCGCCCACTCGCACAGCCAAAATGCCAGCAGGCCCGCAAAGGCGCTGGTGCAAAGCTCGCCCACCAGGCCGGTGAGGTGCCAGGCGCGGGCCTCGCCCTTTCGCACCTTGGCCCACCAGCTCACGAGGCCGCCGAGCAGGGCCACGCCCAGCATGAAGCCGTATTGACGGATGGGGTAGTCGAGCGGGTCTTTGTCGGCCGCGCGGGCCAGCCAGGGCCACGCCAGCAGCACGGCCAGCACCAGGGAGGAGGCCCAGCGCATCACAACGACACCCCCAGGCGCCACGCCGCCAGCGGCAGCAGCGCCACCAGGCCGCCGGCCACGGTGGCCAGGACGTCGAGCAGCTCGGGCGTGCCGCGGCGGGTGACGCGGTCGCGCACCTCTTTGGCGATGGCGACCACCGCGCACAGCACCAGGCCGGCCAGCACGCTGTGCAGGCCGCCCAGGGCGGCCGCGCAGGCGCCGTAGACGAAATGGTTGGCCTTGTCGGCCGGGAGGATGGGGAGGTTCATGCGGTGGGCTTGGTGGGTTTTGGCAAAGCTGCGGCGCGCCTCGCAGCGTGCCGACTGCGGGCGTTTGTCATCAGGGGGAAAGTGGCACGCGCAGGGCGCGGCGCGAGGTCAGGCCGGCGGGCTGGGCCAGGTCACGTCGTCAGGGAACCCAGGCTGCGCGCTGAGGTCGCGCAGCGCCTGGCGGTAGGCGGCCCAGGCGGCGGGCACGGGCTCGCCGCGCTCCATGGCGCGGGCCACCACCCAGTCGCAGGCCTGCAGGCGGCGGTCGCGCTCGGCGCGCACGTCAGCCTGGCGCCGCGCCAGGTCAGGCCCCTCGGGCTCGTGGTCCATCAGCTCGCCGGTGTCGAGGTCGACGCGCTGGCGCTGCCAGTCGGTCACGCCCAGGGCCGCGCCGTGGCCGGGCGGGATGTTGAGATCGAGATCGTCGGCAGGGCCGGTGAAGTTGCTGCCCACAAACAGCCCATCGGCCAGGCGGTAAAAGTGCCAGGTGGTCATCGCTTGATCTGCTCGACCTTGAGGTTGATGTTGCTGAATGAGTAGCCGCCCACGCCGGGCCGCGTGGCATCGAGCCCCACGGTGACCGAGCTGCCGCCGGTGCAGGTGAAGGTGGCCTGCTGCGCAAAGCTGGCCTCGCCGCGCGTGGTGAACACGATGGCGTCACCGTTGACCGTGCTGCCCTGCGTGCGGAACAGCTTGGCCGAGCCGTTGGCGCCGCTGGCCTTGCGCGTGAAAAGGTCGGCCGTGACGGACACGATGAGCGTGCAGTCGACCGCTGGCGTGAAGGTGATGGAGTGGATGGTCGCCATGGCCGTCAGATATCGTTGAAGTCGGCCACCGGGCCGGCCAGGAAGCTGGTGAGCACGACGGTGACGGAGTCGGCCACGATTTGGCTGGTGCCCACCACGCGGGTCAGCTCCATCGTCACCCAGATGGTGCCGGCGGTGAGGCCGTTGCGCAGGCGGGGCTGCACCTGCAGCGCATCGACGCCGGTGATTTGCACCTGGGTTTCGTAGTCGGTCCAAGCGCTGTTCGGGATGGCCGAGAGGTTCCAGCCCGCCGTTGGCGTCGAAGCGACTGGCGTGCCACTGTTGACCGGCGGCGCCGTCCAGTAGGCCTGCCCTGGGATGTGCAAGCCGAACCAGAAGATGCCAGCGCTGCCGACGTCCTTGTAGACGCGGATGCGCAGCCGGTACACGCCGTTTTTCTCGACGAGCACGCGACCGCCTTGCTCGTCGCCCACGGAGCCCCAGGAATTGCACTGCAGCGCAACGCCGGGCGAGCCAGCGTAGCTGCCCGACCAGCGCGCGGCGTTGACCGACGCGAAGCTGGCCACGGTGGTCACCTCGAAGCCGCCGAGCCAAAAACTGGGGCTCAGAAACTGCGGGTCGGGGATCAGGTTGTCACCAGCACCGCGCTGGGCCCGCTTGCCGGCCTCGTCGGCGATCTTGTTGAGTAGGGCCTGGCGCGCGTTGTAGAACGTCGTCCAGTTGGTCTGGTCGGTGGCCGGCGTGATGGGGGTGTCGGTGCTGGTGTCGTTGTAGGCGGGGCTCAGGCCGCTCAGGTAGCTGTTGAGCGCGTCGTGCCAGGTGATGTAGGTGTCGCGCTCGGTCGTGATGCCGTAGGCGTTGGCCTGCGCCACGATGCCAGTGCGCTCGCCGCTGATGGCCAGCCATTCGCGGATGACGGCGGGCTTTTCGCTGGCGTCGAGGTAGCCGTTGCTGCGCATCGTGGCCAACGTGCTGAGCGCGCTGCTGGCGTTGGTGCTCGCCGTGTTGGCGGTGGTCTGCGCTGCTGAGGCCGCATTGGCCGCCGCGGTGATGCTGGGCACCAGTGCATCGTTGAGCACAGCATTGGGCTCGAAGTATTCGCGCAGGCTGGGCTCGGTGCCGTCCACGAGGTTGACCATGGGCCTGCCGAAAATCTGCTCGGCCCCGAGGCTCGCGTAGAACTGGTAAGCCCGGTGGTACTGGACGCCACCAGGCCCGTGGTTGAAGTTGAGCCCCGACACGACCTTCTGGCCGGTCTTGCAGTCCCAGATGCCCGCCGAATCGTTGGTGTTGCCAGTGGACCCCTGGGGGTACACGTACCCAACAAAGAGATACCAGCGGTCAGTCTGAAGGGCTCCACCTGCTATGGCGAAGTACGGGTTGCCATTGATCGTCGTGGTGTTGAGGTCGCAGACGTTGCCGCATCCCCAGTAAGCCGTCGCCGATCCACCAAGACGCCGGATGGGCACCACGAAGCGGTAGGTCTTGGTGGGGTCCGGTGCAGCCACGAAGGTGCCAAAGTCCCAGCCACCGGCCTGATTGCCGTTGCTGCTTTGCTCCTGCGCGTAGAGGCAGACATCGTTGCCGCCCCTCGGACCAGGACACGGAAGCCCGTAGTCCGGAGTCCCTGTAGGGCCGAAGGTGAACAGAGCCTGCCCAACACCCCCATCGGTGTTGACCGCCCAAGGCATCGTGCCGCTGCGCCGCCACCACGACAGGTCGATCAGGTTGTTGCGGATGTTCTCTTCGGGCGGCCGACCGTTCACCGTCGTCCAGTTGGCGCGCTGGCCCGCCACCTCGGCGATCTTGTTGAGCAGGGCCTGCCGCTTGGCGTAGACGTCGGCCCAATTGGCGCGGTACACGGCCGGCACGATGGTCGTGTCTTGGCTGGTGTCGTTCCAGGCCGGCGAGAGGCCCGACAGGTAGGTGGCCAGCGCCGACTTGGCGTTGGTGTAGTTGTCGCGCTCGGTGACGATGCTGTAACCGTTGGCGCGAGCCACGATGCCAGCCTCTTCGTCTTGCAGCGCCTGCCAGTCGAGGATGGTGGCGGCCTTTTCGCCGCGCGCCAAGATGCCGTCGCTGTCGATGGCGGCGATGCGGCTCAGCGCGTTGGTCGCGTTGGTGCTGGCGGTGTTGGCGGTGGTCTGCGCCGCGCTGGCCGTGGCTTGTGCGGCGGCGGCGGCATCGCTGGCCAGGCGGGCGGCGGTGACGTCCTCGAGGCGAATGTCTTGCACGGCCTGCTCGACCGTCCCTGAGCCCGTGGCGGCGTACTGGAACCAAAAGCCCACGCGGCAGTAGGCCGCGGCCGCAGGAATGGGGCGGCCAGACACACCGGCACCAAAGTCGCTGCCGTAGCGGCGCCACACGTTGTCGGCGGTTGGAAGCCCGCCGAACGGGTAGCCCGCAAACGAGCCACCCCAGCCGGTGTCGGCGCCAGTCAGCTCACTGCCATCGGCGCGGAACATGCGCACCGTGAGGTAGACGTTGCGGTTGTTGCCGGCCTGGGCGCCGATGTTGGCCGTGAGGCTGTATCGCTTGGCCGGGTCGAGCGGGATGGTTTCACGCGACCAGATGCGCTGGTCGGTACCTGGCCCGCTGCAGCTGAAATAGCGGGTGCCCACCGCACCGGCTGAGGTGGTGTTGAGCTGGATGACGTTGGGCGCGTTGTCGAACTCCCAGGCGGCCAGGTCGTCGCACGCTGGGTTGGCATTGAGCGCCGCGCCGCCCGTGACCACCGCGAGCGCCGTGCCCGTGGTGCTGGCCAAGGCGGTGCTTAAGTTGCCGCTGGTGTCCTCGTGCCGCGCCAGCAGGGTGTAGCTGCCGGGCGCCGCGGCCCACTCGAAGGCGCTGCCGGTGCCGCGCCAGATGCGCGTGGCGGTGGCCCAGCTGGTACCGACGCGCAGCTCGGTGAGGGCGTAGTCGGCGTCGGGGCAGGACGTCCAGCTCAGGCGCACGGCGCCGGGGGCGCTGGTGGCGGTGAAGCCGGCCACGTCGCTGGGGGGCGCGCTCTTGCCGCGCACGACGTGCGACTGGTGCAGGCTCCAGGCGCCGGCCACGAGCTTGTTGCGGGCGCGGATCGTGACGACGTAGACGCGGCCGTCTTGCACGCCATCGAGCAGGGCCTGGGTTTCAACGCCGGGCACGCTGACGGTCTGCCAGGTGCTGGCGTCGCTGTCGGCCGGGCCGTAGCGCAGCTCGATGCTGCCGCCGTTGCGCACGGCCTCGTCTTGCACGGCGGCCCAGGTGACGCGCATGCGGCTGATGATGGTGCCGTCGGCCTGCTTGAGCAGCTGGGCGTTGCCGCTGTCGATGGCGCTGGGCGCCACGTTGGGCACGGTGTAGGGGTTGGGCAGCGCGGTGTTGGGCGCCGGGTCGCTGCGGCTGAAACTGGCGTCAGGGTTGAAGATGCTGGCGTCGGTTTCCTTGAGGCTGAGCTTGATGCCTCCTTCTTGGGTGAACGACCAGCCGAGCACCTCGAAGGGCTTGGCCGACCAGCCGAAGCGCGGCAGGGTGACGGCGACGACGTCGAACAGCTCGAGCACCAGGGCGCGCAGGTTGCAGCTCAGGGTCACGCTCAGGGCCTGGCGGCTGTCGCGCAGCATGACGCCGCACACATGGGCCGCGTGGGCGGTGTCGGTGACGGCGGCCAGCGAGATTTCGCGCGGGTACTCGCCGCCATCGGCGGCGATGTACGCGGCCGGGGCGATGCGGGGGATGGGCGACACGACGTAGGCCTGCGCCGCGTTGGCGATGCTGGGCACCAGCACGTTGAACAGGTCGGTGCGCGGGACGGTGCTGACCACGTCGATATCGCCCGCGCTGCTGACCCAATCCTCGGTGAGGGTGGCCACGGGCGCTTGGTAGGCCCCGGCGCGAAGGCGCAGGCGCCCCCCAGCCCAGGCCCAGCGGCCGGCCATGGCGGCGACGATCTCGCCCAGCACTTCGTCGGGGGCCTGGTCGGTGCGGGCCACCAGGCCGGCGGTGAACAGCGGCAGGGTTTGGGTGACGCTGTTGCCGGCGGCGTTGATGGTGGTGAAGCTGGTGGCGACGTCGCAGGCGTTGGCCGCGGCGATGAAGCTGGCATCGTCGAGATCGGTGCTGCTCAGGCCGCCCCCGTTGGGGTGCAGCACCCAGTCGCGGGCAATGATGGCGGGGTTTTCGGTCCAGGCAGTGGTGCTGCTGCGGGGGTCGAAGAGCTTGGCGCCGCGCACCACCGCGCTGACGCTGGGCGGCCCCATGGGGAAGGCGTCTTGGTCGTAAGTGAGGTCGATGACCAGGCAGGCGATGCCCTGGAACTTGTGCGCGCTGGTGATGCCCGGAATGCCGGCCAGCACGGTGCTGAGGTCTTGCCCCGGCGCGCCGCTGTAGGCACGCACGCGGGCTTTGCTGCTGGTGTTGGCGACTTGGTAGGTGATGTGGCGATTGACGCCGAGATAGCCGCCCGAGGGCGTGACCACCGACCCGGCCTGGCTGAATGCGATGGACTCTTGCGCCAGGCGGTCGGCGGTGCTTTCGGCGGTGACGCCAACGCTGGCCGGCACGGCATCGCTGGGGATGGTGGCGCTGGCGCTGCCGGCGGTGACGATCTGCCGGCCGCTGGTGCGGGTGATGGTCAGCCAGGGCGCGGTGGTGACGTAGCCGCTGCCGTCCAGGGTGACGGGCACGTCGTTGAAGTAGACCTGCTCAACCGCGTCGATCTCGTGCCCGGCCAGGGCCAGCACGATGGTGAAATTCTCTTTTTTGGTGCCGTGCGTGGCCTTGAAGATGACGCCGTCGGCGCAGCGCACGCGGCCATAGACACGAGCCCGCGCCGCATCGACCACCGGCACGCTGACCAGGCGGTCTTTGAGGCTTTCGTTGTAGGCGTTGCGGGCTTTTCGCCGCGCGGCGCTTTGCTGGTAGCTGCTGTACGCAGTGACGGCCACGATGGCCCAAAACTGCCAGGCGTAATAGCCGTAAGAGGCGTACGCGATAGCCAGCACAACAATCTGCGGCATCAGGCGGCCCTCCATGCATTGCTCGCCGCATCAAGCGGCAGGGCAACAAGGCCCTGCGCACCAGGCGCCAGCCAGTGGGCCCCGCCACACAGTGCGAGGGTGTCACGGCCCTCGATGGGCAAGAGGCCGACGTCGCCAACCTGGGCAGCCAGGACGGGCACCTCAGCGCCAGCACGGGCTTGCGCGATGGCCCGCAGGCCGCCGTGCGCATGAATGATGCGCATGGCTTCGCGCTCGCTGCGGTAGCCGCGCAGGTCAGCGGCGGGGTCTTGGCCGGTGATGGCCTGCACGGCATCGCACACGAAGAGGCAGCAGTCGTGCTCGCCCCAGGCGAAAGGCGCGGCCAGGCGCGCCTGGATGAGGGCCTGCAGGCGGGGCTGCCAATCGGGCAGGCGGGGGTGGCTCGGCGTGGTCATTGCTTGAAGTACTCCGCGCTGGGCCAAATGTCCTGGTGCTGGCTTTGCCGCACGATGTACTCGAGGGCGCTGTCGCCGGGGTACAGGCGGCGCTGGTCGGCGTCGGTGTAGCGCAGGGGCTTGGGCCGGGCAAAGTAAATGCCGCGGTGCTCGGCGGTCACGGTGATCGTGCTGGACTCGGGGCCATGGCGCACCGGCATCTGGTCCATGGTGCCTGACCAGAGCTGCAGCACCTGGCCAATGGCCTGGGTGTCGGGGTCGAGCAGCGCCACGCGCAACACCACGCTGCGGCCTTGCAGGCTTTCGTTGAGGGCCAGGGCCACCATTTCGCTGGGCACGCCGCTCAGGCTGAAACGCAGGCCCTGCACCTCGCCGCCCTGGTCTTTGACTTCCTCGACGCCGACCTGGCGACCGCCGAGGTAGGTGTTGCCGTTCCAGTCGATATCGATGGGCGCGCTGGTAGCGTAAAGCGTGCCGCTCTCAAAGGCCATCTCGGCCAGCAGGGCCAGGCCCAAGCGGTTGCCCAGCCAGCCGGCGGGGGTGGCGTTGATGGCCCTCAAGAAAACACCTCTTCGAAATCGACGGCCATGGGGGCGGCCTGGCCGGGGCTGTAGCCGGCGGCGAAGGTCATGGCGGGGCAGATGAACAAGGCGGTGGGCCGGTCCCAGGTGACTGCCGCGCCGCTGCCCAGGGCGGCTCGCACGCGCTGCACCAGGGGCACGGTGAGCACGCCGGTGCTTGGCGTGCAGTCGGCCAAGCACTGGAACAGCTGGCCGCCGACCTTGAAGAAGTCGCCCGCTTTGAGCGTGCCGGTGGTGTTGATGAGCAGCTGCAGGTCGCCCCGCGCGGCGGCGGTGTTGAGCGTGGGCGCGCCGCGCATGGTGCCCACCGGGGCCGGGCGCAGGAAGTGGCGCAGGCGCACGCGCTCGGACCCGCCGGCCACGCGCGCAAAGAAGGCCTCGGCCTGGCCCGCCAGCGCGGGCGTGCCCAGGTTGAAGGTCAGCGAGGCGCGCCACCGCTCGCCCGGGAACTCGATGGATTCCACCGAGCCGTTGAACGGGCTGCGGAACTGCACGCCGGCCTTGATGCTGCCCCACTCCATGGTGGTGGGCTTGAGGGTGCTGGGGAGGTCGAAGGTGGCCATGGTTTACCCCGCAAAGCCTGGGCGGCGCATGCTGCCGACCAGCTCGGCCTTGAGCTGCTCGCGGATCATCGGAAGCATGGCCGCCAGCTCGGCGCGCGACACCCCCGACTGCGCGTTGATGGTGACATTGACGGATTGCCCGCCATTGCCGTGCGTTTTGACGCCGAGCTTTCCGTCGGGGCCACGGGTGAGCGGCATGACCGCCTCCGGGCCGGCCTCGCCCATGAGCCCAACGCGCCCGCCTGCGTAGCCGAAGAAGGTAGGCCGATCGACCACGCCACCCGTGGCAAACGCAGTGATCGGGCCGGCGGGCCCAAGCACGCCACCCTTGGCCAATTGAAAGCCCCCCGTCATGGCGATGTAGGCATCGCCGGCCAGGTTGAAGAGCTGCGCGGCCATCATGCGCGCCTGCATCTTGGCGATCTCACCGATGACGAAGTCGGCCAGGCTGCGCACATTAAGGCGGCCGGTCTTGACGAACTCGGCCAGCACGTCCTCGCTGCGGGCCACCACGCCGGTCATGACGCTGTCGTAGCTCTCGGCCATCTGGCGGGTGGTGTCTTGCCAGCTTTCGAGCATGCGCTGCCATTCGGGCTTGAGCTGCTCGTTGAGGGCCTGCTGGCGCGCCAGGATGTTGTTGTTGAGGGCCTGCTGCGCGGCGTCCACGTTGACGCCGCCGAGCTTGAGCACGTCCAGGCGCTGCTGCATGACGCGCCGATCAAGGTCGATCTGCGCCTCGCCGCGCTCGCGGTCGTTTTGGATGAGGCTGACGTTGATCTGGGCGGTTTGCTCTTGCAGCTGCTCGTTGAAGTTGGCCGCCTCGTCCTGGCGGCGCTGGAACTCGCGCAGAACTTGCCCCAGGCCGTCGTCGCTGACCGAGCGCGAGCGCAGGCGGGTGCTGAGCGGGTTGCTGAGGCGGGACTCGCGCGGGGCCTGCGGGTTGCCCTGGGGCGTGGGCTTGAAATTGATTTGTGCGCGGTCGCCGTAGCCGTCGGCGCCAAGCAGCGCGGCCTTGACCGGGTCGCCCGCCGCGCTGGCGGCCTTTTGGCCGGTGCCCAGCAGGTTTTTGACGCGCTCGGTGGCGGCGAAGGCATCGCGGCCCAGCTCCGCGATCTGCTCGCGCAGCTCCCTCACCTGCAGCTTGACGTAGGGGCTGGCGTTTTCGTCGCCGCCACCGTTGGCCAGCAGCTTTTCGAGCTGGGCGATGGCGCGGCCTTGCGCGCCCGAGGCGCGGCGGCCGGCGTCGTTGGCAAACTCGACTTGGCGGTCTTTCCAGAAGGCGGCAAAAAACCCGCCCTCCTCGCGCATGCGCGCCACCATGTTGTTGAAGGCGGGCAGCAGGCCGGTGAGGATGCTGCGTTTGAGCAGGTTGACGTTGGTGTCGGCCTCAAAAAGCAGCTTGTTGAACCGCTCGGCCTCTTGCGCCTGCGCGGCCGTGGCCGTGGCGTTGAGCTGGCCGGCCTCGGCCAAGTCTTTCAGGAAGGGGGCGGCCTCGCGCACGCTCTTGCCAAACAGCTCCTGCACCAGCCGGGCCTTGCCCGCGTCGTCGGCGTAGGCGCTGAGCGCCAGGGCGGTGCGCTGCAGGGCCTCGGCAGGGTCCAGGCGGCGCAGCTCCTCCGCGCTGAGGCCGATGGCGCGCAGGGCCTGCGCGGCGGTGCTGCTCGGGTCGCCCGCGGCCTCGAGCTGGGCGTTGAACTTGACGAGGATGCTGCTGACGGTGTCGAAGCTGGCGCCGGTGCGGCGGCCAATGTCCTCGAGGGCGCTGAGGTTCTCGATGCTGGCGCCGGTGGCGTCGGCGGTGTCGTTGAGCTCGTCCAGCGCGTTGATGGTGTTGCGCAGGCCGGTCAGGGCCGCGCCGGCACCGCCGAGCAGGGCCAGGGCACCGGCCACGCGGCTGACGACGCTGGTGAGGCCGCTGAGCTGCGACTGCAGGCCGCCCAGGCCCTGGCGGGCGCTTTGCTCCAGGCCTTTGAAGCCCTCGCGGCCGATCTTGCCCAGGGCGCCGGTGAGGCGGGTGGCGTCGGCCTCGACGCGGGCAAAGCCTTCGGAGACCTTGCTGACGTCGGCGGTGATGACGATCTTGGATTCAGGCGTGCTCACGTCTCATTTCCTCCAGCGCGGCGCGCTCCATGGTTTGCACGTCCTCGAACAGCGCGGGCCAGTCGTCGGCTGGCACGGCCATGAGCCGCAGCGCGGGCTCCAGTGCGGCGTAGTCCAGGCCGGTGGGACCGGAAGGCCCCACCCGCCACTGCGTGACCAGGCTGCCGAACACGTTGACCGCGGTGACACAACAGGGCCAGACCTCGACGGGCGGGTGCGCGACGTCCTCGGGCATCAAGCCCAGGGCCTGCAGCTCGTGTGCCGCTGGCGGGCGCCTGTACAGCGCCTGCGCAGCGGCCGTCAGTTTTTTCGGCGGGCTCCGACCAGGGCTGCGACGTAGGCATCAAACACCTCCTGGCTGCTGCGGGGGTAGGCATCGAGCAGGCGGTCGAGGTTGTCGCGCCCAAAGGCCAGGGGTTGGCCCTGGGCGTCGGTGACTTCGCGCCAGTCGGCCAGGACTTGGAGCAGCCAGTCGGCGTCGTGCTCGTGGTCTTTGGCGGCCTTGATCCAGGCCTGGAGCGCCGAGCGCCCCAGGTACTTGGCCACGAGCTGGAGCTTGCCGGCCTGGGCGTCGCCAGGGCCGGACAGCTCCACCGTGAGGTCGAAGGTGGGCGCGGGGGCCAGCTTGAACATGCGCAGCAGCCCGATCAGGTCGCGTAGCGGGTGGGCTCGGACACGATGCTCATATCGAGCGTGGTGACCAGGGCCTCGTTGCGCGCCACCTCGGGCACTTTCTTGACCGACCAGTAACCGTTGGCCACGATCTTGGAGCCGTTGGGGAAGGACAAGCGCACGGCGGCCTGGGTGCTTTGCTCGGCGTAGGCCACCACGGTGTTGTAGTAGGCCAGCGTGGGGTCGTCGAAGGCCTGGATGCTGAGGGCCTGGGCGTTGCGGATCGTCGGGATCTGCTTGGCCACCACGTCGTCCAGCGTGGTGATATCGGCAAACTGCTGGTCACCGCCCGAGAGGCTCAGCTCCTTGATCTGGTTGACGGAGTCCCAGGCGGTGATGCGGCGGATGGTGCCGGTGCCGGTGCCCGCGGGGTACAGGGTGGTGCTGACGGTGTTGATGCCCTCGAGCGTGACGTCGTTGGTGACCACGGTTTTGGCGCGCACGATGCGGCCATTGAGGCGGCCCCAGCCGCTGGTCAGCTCGAGGTAGTCGCCCACGACCACGCCGTGGCCGGCGGCCAGCGTGGCGACGGCCTCGACGGCGTTGGTGATGGCGGTCATGTTGACCGCGCTGCCGTAGGTTTTGGCAACGGCAACGGCGGTACCGGTGGACAGGGTGAAGGCCATGGCGAGGCTCCTACTGGATGGTTTCGGGCTGGTTGATGAGGGTCAGGACGGTGGCGTCCAGGGTGAGCGTGACGAGGCCGACGGAGGCGTCGGCGTCGTTGTTGACCTCGCGGCGCACTTCGGTGCAGCGCAGGCTGTAGGGCGGCTCGGTGCCAAAGAGGGCCAGCAGGGCCTCGGCCTGCAGGGCGTCCATGGCGGCCTCGAGGTCGGCAGCGCTGCGCACGTAGCCGTCGGCCTGCAGGGTGATGGCGTGGGCCTGCAGGCTGGGGTAGCCCAGGGCCTGGGCGTCGACGGTTTCGCCATCGAGGCGCAGCACCCAGCAGGGCAGCTCGGTCGGGTCCACGGGGTGGTAGCGGCCGGCGAAAACGCGGCCGGCCACGCTGGCGGCAAGGCCTAAGCGGGCGGCGACGGCGGTGCGGACTTGGGCGGCGGCCAGCATGGTCAGACCTTGGCGAGCACGAGCAGGTGGATGGCGGCGTCAGGCGGCTGAGGCAGCACCTGGCGCACGGTGAAGGTGGCCGCGCCGCGGCGCAGCTCTTGGCCGACGGCGGCGCCCGCAGCGGCGGGCACCTCGGCGGTGGGGGCGGTGACGACGGCGCCGTCCAGCTCGACCGCGCCCGCCTCGCTCACGATGGCGCTGAGGCAAGTGCCGGCGAGCATGACGGGCTCACCGAGGAGGTCGAAGTAGGCGGCCAGGTCGTCCACGGCGGGGGCTTACTCGGCAGCTTCTGCCGCAGGCTTGGCGGGCTTGCGCACCTTGGGCGCGGGCTCGGTGGCGGGCGTGGTGCTGGGGTCGGCGGCAGCGGCGTCGGCCTGGCCGTCGCCCTGGTAGAGCTCGACCTTGCCAGCGGCGCGCAGCTCGGCGCCCAGCACGGGGCCGAGGTCGACCAGGGTGTCGGGCTCGATGCGCTCGCCGCCGATGCAGATGGGGCGCAGCACCTTGTGCGGGATCAGTTGTGGGCTCATAGCGTGACTCGGTGAGGGTTTGGAAAAGCCGCCGCGCCGGCCGGGAACCCCCAACCCAAAGCGCGGCGGCTTGCTCAGTCAGGCCCCGATCAGGTGATGGTGATGGCGCGGCTGAACGCAGCGGCCTGGCGAATGGCCACGTCCACCGTCTGGATGGCGCGGATGCCCGTGATGGCGGCGGCAAAGTTCGCGTAGGGGTTGAGCGCGATCTCCAAGAAGCCCCATTGACCGATGACGACGTTGGAGAAGTCGCCAAAGGTCATGGACGCGGCCGTGGCCTGGGTGGTGGTCACGGCGCGATAGCCGCCCATCTGGCCGTCGAGCACGGTGCCGGTCCACAGCGGCGTATCCGTGCTGGCGAAGCGCTGGCGCTGCATCAACAAGCCGGCCACGGTGGGCGTGGTGACGAATGCGCTGTTCGCGGTCAGGGCGTTGCCGGCGGCCACGTCGGTCTGGAACTCGACGATGCCGGCGTAGCCCAGCGTGGTGCCCGTCACCGAGCCGATGCCGGCGGTGTTGGCGATGCCGGTGGGCTGGCCGCCGGTGCCGGAGCCTTGCAGGGCTGCGGCGTCGATGGCCAGGGCCAGCACGCGGGTCAGGTCGTTGATGATGAGCTGGTCGGCGGCCGGGGTGCTCTGCATCATCAGCTGGCGGCTGATTTCGGTGTAGGCGGCCAGGTTCTTGGGCGACAGGGGCACCTGGCCGATGGTCTGGTCGCTTTCGCTGGCGGCGGTCGCTTCGTTGGCCAGCCAGGCGGCGGTGGCCGCACCGGTTTGGCGCGGGATGGCCACGGCGCCGACCAGGCCGTCGAGCATGGTGCCGCCGAGCATGCCAACGACGCTGCGGGCGCGAAGCAGCTCGATGAAGCTGGAGGCGGCCAGGTCGGTGGCCACCAAGTTGCCGCCCGCGGTGGGCACGCCGGCCGTCAGGTCGCGTTTGGCTTGCAGGCTGCGCAGGTTCTGCACGTCGGTGGGCACGAAGAAACCACCGTGCGGGGCGGCAGCGATGCCCATGCGCTTGCAGATTTCGGCGTTGGCCTCGGCTTCGATGCCGGCCAGGCGGGGGTCACGCTCGGCCAGGGCACGCACAGCGCGCAGCACGCTGAAACGGCGGGCCTCGCTGGCGCTCATGTCGAGGTGGGTGACGGCGCTGGTCTGCTTGGCGGCCAGTGCATTCATGATCTCGGCGCGCACGCTTTCGAGCGAGCCGCCGGCCTCGATGGCGCGCATGGCGATTTCGCGGCCACCGTGCGAGGCGAACTGGTCGCCCACGGCGAGGATTTCGCGCACGCGGCTTTGCTCGGCCTGGCGGATTTGCGCCGCGTCGGCGTTGATGTTGAGGGCGGGGGCAGCAGGGGCAGCCGCCGAGACGGCCTGGGTGGTGTCGGTGGCTTGCAGCATGGTGCGTTGCTCCGTGGTGGTGGGGGTTGCGGAAAGGAACTCAGGGGCCTGGACAGGCGGGGCCTGCTCGATGGCGATGCGGGGGTCGTCGGCGCTGCGGCCCACGCCGACAGAGGCGTCGGCGGGCACGCTGACGATGGAAACCTCGTAGGGCTCCCAGTCGGTGACGCGGTAGGTGTCGGCGTCGTCGCTGGTTTCCACCAGCTGGGCCTTGTGGATGAGGTAGCCCACGCTCACGTTGGCGCGGATGCCGTCGACCACGTCTTGGAAAATCTCAGAGGCGCGGGCGCTGTTGCCGAAGCGCACCAGGGCGCGGGCCACGCGGTCGGCGCCGATGGTGACGGACTGAACCACGCCGATTTGGTCGCGGGTGTCGTGGTCGCAAAGAAGCGGGGCGCGCCCGTTGCCGATGCGGCCCTGGCGCATGGCGGTGGCGGTGCAGTCGAGCACCTCGACGCCCCACCAGCGCT